ACGACAATCGCTGCGATTTGTATCAGTCGCTCGCTCCGTGGGTCTGCTTCATGCTCGGCACAGTATCCCGCATACAAGACTGACATGTTATAGAGAAGGGTAAAGTAAAGGGCAGTGCGGGTCAACTTTTCGGGGTCGTCTGCCGTGAGCGTTGCCATGTCTGATTCAATATTGTTGTGTAGGATTTTGAGACCAAAGTCAGTCAGGACTTTTTCTTTGACCATAAGTTCAGCAACCGAGACAACGAGTTGGTAGTCGTCCATTTACATAACAGGAGGTTTTTGTCTCTAATCTAAAATCTCCCTGTATGATATATGAGGACACTTATTCTATCGCAAAAGAATGTGGTTGCGGGAAGCAACAACACGACGTTTGAGTATGTGTTCCCCGCAGGAGGCATTCACTTGAAAGGTCATACAAAGATTGCGTTGGCATCTATTACCATGTATAATAGCACGCCGAACATTAGTGCTGCTCTCGGCAACAACACTTACAAGTATCGTTGGATTGATGCGGGGGAATACTCTGTGACGATGCCCGATGGGTTCTATGAGATTAGCGACCTCAATAACTTTCTTCATCAAACGATGCTTAACAACGGACACTATCTGGAAGAAATTAGCACGGGTAATGCGGTCTGGTTTTTGACCATGAGTGTCAATACCTCTACCTACAAGATTGACCTTTTGGCGTTCCCGATGGTAAGTAGTTTCTATACCCCTGCGTTATATACCACGCCAACGCCTCCCTCACCCATACCCGCTTGGTCTGTGCCAGCGACCAGCACGAACCCACAGTTCATTATTCCTGCGACCAACTTTACCAATATCATTGGTCAGGTTGCGGGCACTTACCCCGCTGCGTCTAACAACACGGTCATCACGACGTCGTCGTCTACTTTTGCCCCACAGGTCAATCCTTTGTCGTCTTATTTAGTGAAGTGTAATCTGGTCAACAACCCGTATGGTATTCCCAACTCTCTCATCTATTCCTTCCCTCCGTCGGGTAGTTTTGGTCAGCAGTTCGTGGTTGCCCCAAACGAATACAGTTTCATTGACGCACAGGACGGATTTTATAACGTCATGCGGATTGAGATTACTGACCAGAACGACCGCCCCACGGTCATCTTGGACAGCAACATCAACATTCTTATGGTCATCACAGACCGTATTGGGGCAGATGAAAAAGAACGTGGATACTGAAAATCTTTGTGTAATATATATGCCAGTCAAAGTCATGAGTGTTGGACGGGGCATCAAAATGGTCAAGAGTATGCCTGTAGTGAAGAAGACGGAAGAGATGAAAGGAATGGGGAAAGGCAAAGTCCGTGACTTGGTCTTGAAAGAAGACATACCTAAGAAATACATTTCGTTCAAGTAGGTTCATAAATTCTAAACCTACTGTATAATGGCGGACGAAACTATTCTAGACAAAGCACTCGCCGACGAAAGTGGCAAACCAGCGACCTTCGTAGACAAGCAGTGGTTATACGTGAATGACAGCAATAACTCTAACTACACTGGACAAATCGTCATCGACTCGACTACATTGTCAAACTCGGGGTCGTACATCGGGTGGTCGGAAGCGTTCCTCCAAATTCCGCTGGTGCTTCAGGCGGAAAGTGCTGCTCTTACCAATCTGGCGAAGTTTGACTTTGGTATGGCGATGAAGAGTGGTTATTGGCAACTCATTCATTCCATGAGCGTTGAATTCAACAACGGCAGTGTCGTCCAGCAAACTCCATTCCTTAACGTGTTTTCGTCCTTTAAGAACCTGACCTCGTGGTCAGAGAACGACCTCAAGTGCTGGGGCAAGGTGACGGGGTTCGCTCCTGACACGGCGGACAGTTGGGTGTTTAACAGTGGAGTAGGTGCTGCGTCTGCGGTCAACGCTCTTCAGGGAAACGGACAGGGGTTCTGTAATAACCGCCTCGCGACAACCTTCGCTCCGTCGGGTGCGTTGTCCGATGTCGCTTACCCCGCTGCTGCCTTTACTGCGACCCCTCTGGTGATTGCGACGGAAGTGTCTGGGTTCTCCGACAGTGTGCTCGGTTGTGCGAACACGGGTCTTCTCCAGCGTATGAAGTGGTTGAACTTTGACATGTTTGTCTCAACGACTGTTGCGACTGACTTTGCGGTTGCTCCCCCTTTGGTTCTGACCGTTGGTGGAAATGCGAACTCCAACAAGGTGGTTCTTCTTACTAAAGACCAAGGGGGTCTTCGCCAGATTTTCAAGAACTACATTCAGCAGGTCGCAGGTTCCCGTGCGATTATCTTCAACGCGATTGTGCGTTTGAAGGACATTTGCGACTTCTTTGACAAAATGCCCCTCATGAAAGGTGCGACCATGCGTCTTTACATCAACACGAACCAGTGCTCCGTGCCTCTTTCTATGACCAACGCACAGGTGACTGCTGCGGGTGTGATTTCCATCTATCCTACCCTCCAACTCACTGCGACCCCTACCATCTTGGGTGGTGGTCAAACTTGCCCTGTCATGGTGTCCTCTGCGGACTTGGGACAGGGAATGGGTGCGATTGCCCCTACCAGTGCGACTGCCCCCGCTGCTGCGGTTGCTCTTACGGTTGCTTTGTCTGTGGTCAAAACCCAGTTCTCCTCCTTGGTTCAGTATACCTGCCCTGGCAACAGTGTCCGTTTGTATGCTCCTGCCTACACGATGTCCCCTCAGGCGGAGGCGTCCTACCTTGCGATGTCGCCAACCAAGAAGATTGTCTACGAGGACTTGTTCCAATACCAGTTTAACGCCCTCGCGCCTGCGACGCAGTTTAACTTCCTCGTGTCCAACGGTCTGCCTAACCTCAAAAGTATCGTCATCATGAGTTTCTTGCCTGCTCCTACAACTGCCTACACGGGTGCGGGTTTCTTCGTTGGAAGCACGACTTCTTCTCTTCTCTCGCCCTTCTCATCTTCGGGAGGCACGCCAGACCCTATCTCCATCACAAACCTCAATATCCAGATTTCGGGGAAAAACTTATTCAATGAAAATAAACAGTATGATTACCAAGAATTTTTTGAGCAGTTCATCTCCAGCAACCAACTCAACGGAAGTCTTACCACGGGTCTTGCCTCAGGTCTTATCGGCGAGGCAGAGTGGTCTGACCTCTACCGATACTACTATGCCGACTGCTCTCGTGGTCTGCCACAGGAGGCGGGCGTGTCTCGCTCTATCCAAGTGCTGGGAACCAACAACTCGTCCCAGACGGTGAACTTGATGATTTTCGCATCGTTTACTCGGTCTATCACGGTAGATATTCGGTCGGGTGTGCGTCTTGAATAAAGATTTAACATAAAATCTCGCCTTATCCTATAATGCCGAGACACGGGAAAGGTTTCCTAGATGACCTAAAAGACTTTGGTATTTCTGCTGCGAAGGACGTAGGACGTGAACTGATTCCGATTGCGAAGGACTATGCCATTTCCGCTGCCAAGTCTGCTCTCACGAAGAAGACAGGTTCGGGACTGTATGCGTCTATGCCAAGTCGCGGTTCAGGATACACTTTGTCTCCAGCACAGGCACGGGCACTGATGGCAGGCAAAGGTGTCCAACTCAAACAAGAGATGATGGGAGGCGACTATGAAATGAAAATGACCCCTGCGATGGAGAAGAAACTGGCGAAGGCGTTCGCCAAGGGCAAAGGTATGCGTGTGGGTGCTCACAACCTTATGGAAGTCAAGAAGGGTGGTTTTGTCGTGCCTATGCTCATGACCGCTGCCCGTATCGCTGCCCCTATCCTGATTGAAAAACTTGCGGAAGCGGGGATTAAAAAACTTGGCGGGAAGAAAGGCGGAAGTCAGATGGGTAAAGAAATGAACAAGTTGCTTCACGGCGACCGTGGTTCAGGTCTTTTTGCGGGTGGCGGAATGTCTGACCCTAACAGTGTGATGTCCGATGTCATTCAGACGGGCAGTCCTTACCAGTCTTCCAGCAGTCCTGCGATGAACCCTTATATTCCTACTCGTAATCCTTATGGGTTATATAATCCACTTTGAGACAATATAAGACATCTCATAAAGTCTTATATCAATGTGGAAGTCTACTATAAATGACTGGGAAGTATGTGAGTCAGGAACGGTGAGAAACAAACACAGACGATTGATAGGTTGTTCTCATCACAATGGTTATATACAAATATGTGATAAGAACCAGAAACAAATATCAATACATCGTCTTGTTGCCGAAGCATTTATTCCTAATCCAAACAATCTACCTTGTGTAGACCATATCAATGGAATAAAACACGACAATCGTGTGGAGAACTTGCGATGGTGCTCTCACTCACAAAACCATCAAAATAAACCTTTGCGACCTGATAATAAGTCAGGACATAAAGGCGTAAGTTTTAGAAAGGACATTAACAAATGGAGGGTCAATATAACCAAAGAGAAGAAGACCATTACGGTAGGTTGTTTTGACACGATAGAAGAAGCAATCCAAGCGAGACAAGCAAAGGCACGCGAACTATTCGGAGAGTTTTGTCACGAAACCGAACGGTAATATATGAGTCAAGATTACACAACAACCAGTCTTCAGTTAGAAGAGATGGCGAGACAACTAGACTTGCCTTTGTTGGCAATCTTATCCAAAGACGAATTAGAGGGTCGTGTCAAAGTGGGCAGTATTATACTCAACCTACAGTCCTCTATGGACGGCGGTGGAACCCACTGGACACTCTTGAAAGTCTTCCCCAAAGGGCAAGTCCTATACTTTGACCCCTTTGGGTTTGCCCCGCCGAGACAAGTCAAACAGTATATCAAAAAGAAGATTGCTGTGTCTACCCGACAGATACAAGACCCCAAATCTACCATGTGCGGTTATTACTGCCTTGCGTGTGATTGCTACATGACCCATGAAAAACAAGGACGAGACATCTATGAACGGTTTGACGACTTCCTCAATCTATTTAAGGTAGATACAAACCAAAACGACCAAATCGTCAAAGATTATCTAAAAAGTAAAGGGATTGTATTGTAAATAATCTATCGTATTAATATAGAGACAAAAAATATATCTTTATATTAATGGAACTCTTTGGAGAAGGACTTACTGAGAACACAAGGAAACTGTATGTCAGCAATATCAAGCGATTGAATGGCGGTGCTTTGCCTACCAGTCCAGTTTTCTTAAAGAAGACCGATGAGATAGAGAAGAAGTTGGAAGGATATAGTCCTAATACCAAGAAGACCTATTACATATCTATTGTCTCGTATCTGAAAGACAAGAAGGTTCCTAAGAAGACAAAGGACTACTACATTGACAAAATGAACCAATCTAATCGTAAGTTTGACGAAGTGAAAGGAGAGAAGACAGCGAGACAAGAAGCGAACTGGATGAGTTGGGACGAAGTGATGAAACATTACCAAGAACTCAAACCAAGGACAATAGAGCATCTTGCGACTGCATTGTATGTCCTTCAACCTCCTCGTCGCAACAAAGACTTCTCTTTCATGAAAGTTGTCCCAGAGTATTCCGATACACTGGATAAGGAGTTTAACTATTTGGATTGGAAGAATATGCGTTTCATTTATAACAACTACAAGACCAAGGGAACATATGGGGCACAGACCGAAGACATACCCCAGAAACTACAAGATGTCATTAAGGCACATTACCCACTCAAAAAAAAGTTTGAACCCTTCTTTCTCCTACACAACAACAATACACAACTCAGTGAGAATGGATTGACACGTATCCTCAATAAAGTGTTCGGTAAGAAGATTAGTGTCTCCATGCTAAGGAACATCTATCTCACTGAGAAGTTCGGTGGAAAGAAATCGGAACTACAAGAGGTAGCAACTGCTATGGGGACTTCCCCCGCAATGGTGTCTCAGGTCTACACAAAAGACTGAGACAAACTACAGGCGATTATGCCGAGTGGATAATGTAATCATATTAATCTATGTTCTAATTGATTAATATGATAGATTTTATACAAAAAAGACCATTAATCTTACTTTTTAGATTACTCACTGGTGGAAATCCGCGGATTTCCACCAGTGAGTAATCTATTTTGTGGAAAATCTTCTTTATTAATGTGTTTTTTAGTGGATAATCATCTATATTTTTTACCTCGGCACAATTCGCCCGTAATTCACAATAAAAATTAACCGATTCCATTTTGATTCTCCATTAATCAATCGGAATCCAATCGTTTCCGTCCCATTGTTGGTCGCACTCCATCGCCCATTGATGCATCTTCTCTTGGTCGTCTTCTGTGCCGTATCGTATAATGTCCTTGGAGTGTTCCCAGATGATGTCTTGATGTTTATCATATTCTTCTTCTAACGCTCGGTCTGCTTCTTCCATTGCTGGAGTATTGGCGTGGTCTTGGATATTGTGTATAGCACATCTCGCGGTGCAAATATGGTCTATCAATCGCAGGGCGAGTCGCCACATCTTAAATTTCTCTTCTTGGTTAGGCGACATTGTCTACCTTGTCTCGGTCTTTAAAATTCCAATCAATTTTATTTTGACCCTACATCTTTGTAGCGGTCTATGTTTCTCAAGAAGATTAATCCCAATAAGACCGTAAAGTTTATGAACGCCTGTAAGTTAAAATGCTTACACTCGTCTTCCACAAAGAACCACTCGTCCATATACATACGCGTAGGATTTGCTTAAAGGATTGTCTGTGAGTATTTTAATGAAGAAGGAGGAGATGGACAGGGTCTTTGATATGTTCCTTAAAGAGTTCCCGCCTGACTATAAGGAACCCGAGACATGTCCTCACATCTATTGCTTAGATGAGGGCATCTATATCTGTGCCCGTTGCCATAGGATAGAGCGGGGATACGTTGACCCTTTTGTAGAGTATAAGGACAGACCTTTGTCTCCGTCATCGCCTTACGATAAGATGACACACTTCAAAGAGAAGATAGACGAACTCTGTGATAAGACGCTTATCCCTGACGAGGTCATGGACGTGTGTAAGGACTTGACCAACCAAGAGGACATTAGGATTAGACTACATCAGCATCGTCTTAAAAAGTTCTATCCCTGTGTCTACCAGATTATGAGACAAAAGGGTATTGCTATACCTACACTACTACAACAAGAAAAGGAAAGACTGTGTAGGTTGTTTAAACAGGTTGAACACGCCTACATTAAGGTAAGGAAGAAGACCAATAT